TTTGGTGCTCCCGTCCTAAATCATTGGCAACCGTGGAGACAAGCCGCGATCGATATCATGAGTCAGCAGCACACTGTAAATGCGCAGATTGTTGATGAATGCGCCCAAGCTTTCCTTGAAGATATTCTGAGGGAATTACCGGAGGGAGCTCTGGATGAGGTGCGTATGTTGTCGGTTGATGAAGCTGTGAATGGACTTCCCGGCGTGAAATATATCGACCGAATGAATTTGAACTCTTCAATGGGGTTTCCCTGGAACAAGTCCAAGCGTAACTTTTGTGAGGATCTTGGAGAGTTTCAATTCTGGCGGAGTTATATCAAAATGTCGCCGGAAATCCAACGTGAAGTGGCTCGGATTCGAGAGAGCTATCGCAATGGTGTTAGAGTTATGCCCATTTTCCGTGGTCATCAGAAGGACGAAGTCGTTTCAGAGGCTAAAGTCAAGGCCAAGAAGACGCGCATCTTCTCAGGTGGAAACGGGCCGCTTGCTATCGTTATGCGTCAGTATTATTTGGCTTTGATCCGTGTGATCCAGCAGAATAAGACGGTTTTCGAAGCCGCCCCGGGCACTAATGCCACGTCAGTGGAGTGGTGCCATTTCTACCACTGGTTGACTGAGTTTGGTGAGGATTGGATGGTTGCAGGTGATTTTAAGTATTTTGACAAGAACCAAGATCCTGTGTTCATGTTAGCCGCTTTCTGGATCCTGGAACGGATTTTGATAAAAGCTGGCTTTCCTTACGAGGTCATGGAGGAGATCATCACGAATAAGTATGACATTTGCTTTCCCGTGACGGAGTTCAACGGTGACTTTGTCGGATTTTGGGGATCCAATCCATCTGGACAAATTCTTACCGTCATTCTCAATTGTATTGTCAACAGCTTGTACATGCGTTACGCTTGGAAGACGAGTGGAAACAATGTTCGAGAGTTTAGGAAGTTTGTGCGTCTTTTGACGTATGGTGATGACAACGTCATCGGAATCAACCCCGAATTCAAGGACGTGTTTAATCACTGCGTCATCCAAGCTGAGTTGGCTAAGATTGGTGTCATCTACACCATGGCAGATAAGGAGGCTGAAAGTGTGCCGTTTTTGCATGCTAGTCAGATTTCCTTTCTGAAGCGCTCATGGGTGTTTAACCCGGATGTTGGTTCGTATGTGGCGCGTCTTGAGCATGATTCCATTGCCAAGAGTTTGTTGATGCATTTACCATCGAAGACTGTGTGCGATCAGAAATTAGCGTGCGACTCGATGTATTGTGCTCTGCTTGAGTACTTTAATTACGGTCGCGAGAAGTTTGAAGAGAAACGCACTCAGTTTCAGGCTGTCATTGTTAAGAGAGAGTTGGAGGCTTATGCAACGACTTTCCCAAGTTACGATGAGCTAGTGGGGAAGTATCTGGCCAATGGAGCCGGTGTAGCACCCGATGGTCGGTGCCGCGTGTGCAATGCGTAAATTGCACAATTCTGGGCTTAACCTATAAAGTCCGCCTTTGGAAAACCAAAATGTAGGCGTAAGAGCACAGTCACCAGATTGAATAGAAGGTCATAGAAAATTCTTTCGAGGGGTGCTCGCGAGGTCCACATGGAGCGATCCTCCAAAGTTCGTATTTACGAATGTGTTGTTGACCCACAATAGACCAACCCTGTTCTGAG